AAGGTAAAAGTCAGTGGATGAAAGACTTCCGCGCTAGTGTTCGTCCTGTTATTACCTACGGATTCTTTTTTCTACTTGTCGGTATTGATGGTGTGCTGGCATACAAAGGATTGACTAGCGGCGTTGACTTTAATGCGTTGGCTGACCAGTTATGGGATAACGAGACACAAGCGTTGTTCGCTTCGATTATTGCGTTTCACTTTGGCGGCAGGGCGTTTGGCAAATGATAAGCCCCAAGGCTCTAAAGATGATCTCGCATCACGAAGGTGTGAGAACTAAGCCTTACCGTTGTCCAGCAAAGCTTTGGACTATCGGAGTAGGCCATGTCATTGATCCTAACCACGGCAAATTGAAGATTGAAGATAGAGTGGGATTGCCGTGTCCTGAAGGTTGGAACCGCACATTCACAATGGAAGAAGTCAATGCCATACTTGCAAAAGACCTTGAGAGGTTTGAACGAGGAGTTCTTAAATATTGCCCTGCTGCTGGCAGTAAGCAAGGCTGGCTGGATGCTTTGGTTAGCTTCAGTTTCAATGTAGGTTTAGGAACATTACAGCGCAGCACATTACGCCAGAGATTCAATCGTGGTGACTATAATGGTGCGGCAGAGGAATTTCTGAAGTACACGAAAGCTGGTGGCAAAGTCCTTAAAGGATTAGTTACTCGCAGGAATGATGAACGCGCATTATTTATAGCGGGGTAGAAATGGCTAAGAATCCTAGTTTAGCTGTAGGTCGCGGTGAGAAGCTTCCAGCAAGCAAAGGCGCTGGCCTGACTGCCAAGGGTAGAGCTAAGTACAATCGTGAGACAGGAAGCGATCTGAAGGCTCCTGTCACCACTAGCAAGCCTAGCAAGTCTGAGGCTGGCAGACGGGCATCTTTTTGTGCGCGTATGGGTGGGATTGTTAAGACAGCAAAGAATTCTGAACGTGCTAGAGCATCTATGCGGAGATGGAAATGCCGATAGAAGATGGTATGAATCAAGATGTAATGGAACTTATGCGTCAAGAGCGCAGTCCAGACTTTTTGTCACAAGCACAGCAAGAGTATCCCTATCTGAAAGATAAAGAGATAGACATATTCTATAACCCAAAACCACAAGAACAAAGATACCTAGAGTTTTATCCTCCTGACGAACCCGGTGCGCCAGACATGCCGCGCCCCAAAAATTTACCTATGGGTAGAGTAGGCATGGAGGTATTTCGCCCTGATGTGCGCCCTATAGATATTCTTGGTGATTACGTATCTCACTACGGGGTGCAGTCTGATCCTGAACTGCAAAAGTATTACGGTCAGTTTGGTGAATCTACCGACCCTGAGATGATGCAAAGAAGGTATCAGTTTCATAAGGAACAGTTTGGAGAAACTAGACCTTATGATGTTTGGTATAAGCAAACTGGTTTACCTGAGTTGTTTAGGGGTTACACGTTTAATCAGTTTGGTGATAATGCTGCTGAGCTTTATAACCCTCAACAATTGATGATCCTTGATCGTGTAAAAAAATATCTAGGAATAAAATAAATGAGTAAAAGTCAAACTCACTACCTACCTGACGGTAAGGTTTACACTGGAGCAACACACAAAGCTGGTAAAACTTTAATGACAGGTGAGAAGCACACAAAGACAAGTAAAGTTCTAAAACACACTAAACCTAAACAGAAAGGTTCAAAATGAAAACTGGACTCTATGCCAACATCAACGCTAAACAAGCTAGGATCAAAGCAGGTAGCGGTGAGAGAATGAGAAAGCCGGGAAGCAAAGGCGCTCCCACGGCTCAAGCATTTATTCGCTCCGCGAAAACAGCCAGTAGAAAAAGCAAGCGGTAAGTATCAAACAAATACCAGCGCCTACTAATAAGCCAGCAACAAACGTAATGATGGAAAATGTTTCCATACTATCGGTTGGTCTAAATAATCGCGTATGTCGGCAACTGGCATACCTAACTTCTCATGAATAACGAGAATGTGACCAGCACTGATCTTCTTTTTGCCATGACGATACCTGCTTATGTCTGGCTTACTTATCTTTTTATCAAAGAATTCATAAAGCCTTGCATCATTCTTTAGGCTTTTTGTTTCCATGATGTAATCGAACAAAGCAAAGTCTGGTCTTTGTATGTATTTTTCTTCAGTCATGCTGTCTCCTTATGGTGCTGGAATAAGTTTGCCATCAAATGCGTAGGTTCCTATATGCGTCAAACCTACCCACGGTGCTGCATATATCTCACCACCGTTATCTCTCCATGTCTTGCAGAAGTGATAGTCCTCTGACAGCAAACGCTTAGTCTCTGGCTCTATGCTCTCTGTAAAGTATTGGCTAATCTGTTCTGCCCCTATATTTCCAGACAGATCAGTAACGTCATTGACGTACCAAGGAACGATAGGCTTTAGCTTTTCAAACACTTCACGCTTAATCAGCATGAATCCTGTGCCACCATTCCAAATCTCCACTGGCTCATTTACTGGAACCGTAGCCTCACCTACATAGTTCTTTAGATTCACTACGAAAGAACCTGTGTGGTACTTCAAATGACTGTCAGGCACGCCAGACTCTATTGCCTTGCGTACTCCTGCCCAATTAACTTCTTTCTTAGGGTAGATACCGCAAATAACATCCTTGTCTGACTCAATCATTTGCAAGAAGTCAGCAGGGTTGAACTGAATGTCTGCATCTATGAACATCAAATGCGTTGCGTCTGACTTCATAAAGCCATGCGCTAGAGCATTCCTACCGCGAGTAATCAAACTCTCGTTGAACATGAATGACATCATGCTCTGTATGTTGTTGTCTCTCAGCAGGTTATTTAGTTGCAGCAAGCTTTGTGCGTAAAACCCGAAACATTGGCCTCCGTACATAGGTGTCGAAATGAAAACTTTTATGTTAGACATGATTCCAAGCCTTTCCGTTTCTAATATTGTTTATTGTTTGACGAGACACCGAATAATTTATAGCTATATCTGAATTTGAAAGACCATAATCAATTTCGGCTTTAATCTTTTGTACGTCTTCTTCTTTTAATTTAGCCATTGGATTACGTTCTCCAATCGTGCTGCGTCCTTTTCTTGCCATGTCCTCAAGGTTTTGCTTTTGAGTTCCTAAAAACAAGTGAGCTGGATTAACGCAATAAACATTGTCGCAAGCATGGCAAACGTGCATACCTTTTGGTATCTCACCTATAAAAGCTTCGTATGACGCTCGATGAGCATAGTGTTTACGGTTATTACTAATGATTTGCCCATAGCCTCTAACAGTTGTTGTTCCCATCCATACCCAACAACCTCCTTCTGGTATGCGCTCAACCTTTTCCTCTATTCGTTCTTTAGTAATTGGCTTCATTTGTTCATCCTGTAAAACCATTTGTCTGCTCTGCGCTGACAGTCAATGCTGTAACCGTTAGCTCTGAGTTCTGAAATAATGCTATTGACTGCACACACTCCTGCCTTCTGGATAATATCTAGCGTTGTGTATTCCCCTCCCCGCCCCAAAAGATTTGCGACTTTCTGTAATCGTTCAGACTTATCAAACTTTGCAGCATTCACGATATATCCTCCACTCTAATGACGTATCTGCCTTTACTGTTCTTGCGCCAGCCATGTACTTCAATTCTTATTCCGGCATCTCTGACTAGCGCAACCGTGGTTGAATCTTGAATTTTCTTTATGCGGTCAGCAACAGCAGAAGCCGTTACCTGTACCGCCAGAACTTCATCCTTACGTATAGCGAGAATGTCGCACCACCCCCACAAGTCCTTCCTTTGTTTGGTAAAAGAATTCCACTTCTCTACAATCTCGCAGTGGTAGCCTTGCTCTCTTAAATACTCAAGACTTCGTTGTGTGGGTGAGCGACTAGCAGCCATCAGAAAGGAATCTCATCATCTCTGTGTGGGCTGTACTCTCTTACTGTGCTGCCCTCAGTAGGTTTCTTGTAGCTAGGATCAGGCACAAAGTTATCCTGCGCTAAAGATATAAGCTCACCTACTGGAGTAGGCTTACGCCACCCTGCAAGCTTGACCCACTCCCCTTCTTTAATGTCTCTGTCAGCAGTAAAGCCGCCTTTAAGGTGAGGTTGTGTATCTGTCTTGCGCTTGTCGTTCGTGAACAGAACGCCCTTACCCGGTCTTTCATTATGGTTCTTCATACTTCCTCCAACGAATTAGCAGCCGCCATTACTTTCATTTTGGTAGGCGCATCTAGTTTGTCTATCACTTCACCGTTTGCATCTTTAAGCATCTTTAGCTTTTCGCGTTTGGTATCACTGCTAAGCTTTTGGCTTGCCTTTATTTTGTGAACCATGTCGTGAAAGGAAATCTCCCATTCTGCTAAATCCGTGGATTCGCTGAACGGTTCCTCTATCCCCGGCACGTAGAGAGGCAAAAAAACTTCACCCTCTTTTCTTTCTTTCGCTTTCTTTATTTCCTCAACCACGACTTCTGCCGAACCCATATTGACTTCAGGTTGGGGTTTTGGCGAATCAAAATCAGAGACTTCTTCCGGCGTATATGTACCAGCCACGCATCCCGGATAAACGGCTCTGATGCCCTCTGATATAGTTCTAGCTCTGAGCATGGCTCTAGGATACTTATGCCATCCAGAACCCGGTTTAACCAACCCGATGTTCTTTCCCATCTCAATAGTCCAAGTGACACTAAGGCTGCCACCGTTCGGATGTGAAAAAACTCCAGTAACTTTTTCATCTGTGTAATCCTTCCACTCTACTTTGCCGCCAGCACTTTGAAAACGAGCAAGCATACTGTCTGCGCGTAAAGTTGGTCTGCCTTGCACAATGTGATAATCCCTTGCCGCCAATGCAGGGTGATAACCTTCTGCTTGTGCTATCAACATCAAAGCCATTGCTTCGTCGGGTGTCTTAACACCAAATAAATTTGATTTAGCAATTGCGATTGCCATACGTTCTATGTCTGCAACTGGAACTAAGTTACTCATCTCATCCCCTTATTTAAGTAAGAACCTACGTGAACCATTAACTTCAACTACAAACTTTTGATAAACGTCTGGCATAGCCTGTTTAAACAATTCGCTTGAGAACTTCATGCTTGGCTTAGAGTTACGCCACGTTACAAGCGTCTTTCCATCCACGCTAACGAGCGAACCCTTCGTACCCATATATTCCCTAATCGCAACCTCAACCTTCTCTGCTTCTGTTTCAAGGAGTTTGATACGTGCCTTGTACTCTTGAAGAACAACACAAGCCTGTTCAACCGCACCTGTTGCAGTTGCGACTTCCTCACTTGAAGTAGGCCAGATAAGCTTGGTTGATTCAACATCACTAGCCTGTGGCTCGGCATTCGATACAACAATTGCCCAAAGCTTTGCCATCGTTTGAACAAGCTCATCTTTCATTTCCTGAGTAATGTTGAAGTGGAAGGTTCTGAACTTCTGTCCACCGAACAGGACTGCAAGATATATCTGCTCCACGTTATGTACCGCCGCTTCGTGAATGAGTTGCGCCATATCAGGAACAGGAACCATGTTTGTTTCTTCGTCGAACTTAGACATAACGCCAGCGTTGTAGTTCTTGCATTCAACGAGTATTCGTCCATCTGCACTGATGTAGTCAAAATGAGATTTAAGCCACGGCTCAGTCTTATGCGAAAGAACATAGTCAGCGTCCTTGAGTTCTATCTTGTGCTTGTCTTGGAACAATCTGGCAATGGTTGGTTCCATCACCTTACCCATTTGTACCTCCTCCACGTCGGACAAATCAGGCGGCTCCTTCTTTCCCTGCTTAACTAGGATTGCGTCAGCAGCCCTGCCATTAGCTGCTAATCTGGAGTCGCCTGACCACCATGCCGCATTTCTAATCTCTGGTGCAAAATCATCATTGTTTACGCTTGTCATTGCAAATCCCCGTAGTTTGGTTTCTGTGCGATAAGTTTTGCGATCTCATGCTTGTCTGCCCCTGTCATATCTATGATTGAGCTGAGCAGTATTAAAGCGGCTGATCCCCATGCTGAGAAGTCATCAGCAAACTCCTCCTCAAGAACCGCTATAAGCCTGTCTATTGCGCGATTAACGTCCTCTTGGTCATAGGGTAGGGGCTTCACGCATAACCTCCTCAAGCTGTTTTAAACGCTCTAGTCGGTCACTTTCTGCTTTTGTGTTTAGAACAAACAAAGTGGCTTTCTCACCACAATG